CTGAGGCGTTGAGTACCTGCAATCTCCTAGCCTTATAGCGCCTTTGATCTCTAGGGTCTTTGGCTCTCATTAGTAATGGCCTACTTTCTTGTGTCTGTCTAAGGCCTTGCATACATCACCTTTATATAGCTTATGACTATTAATATATTTTAATCCTAAATCAATTTGCTTATAAGGGTTTGTCTCTTTCATCTTTAATAGCTGTGGAATACCAAAGGCTGTTGAGTGTTTGTTATCAGCTGTTGGTGACCAATTGCTTTCTAATCTCCATAAGGTGACCAAACATCTATATTGCTTATCATTACCTAATTTCATATGAGCATAGAGTTTATATAGCTCTTTGTTTTGATCATCACCTATTGCTGGCGTAATCCCAATTACACATAGCGCGGCCAATAGCGCAAAACTACGCCTGCGAGCTATCCGCCTCAGCGGCTCGCCAGCGAGTTGTGAGCGTACCGTAAGTGTCAAGCATAAAGCCATATTGTGGATAACTAACGCGTGGTTTTGGCGTGTCATCCACAGGTTATTAAGGGTTGTGGATAACTTTTTATGCATCTTTACCCCAGCCCGTACCTTTAAAGGTGATACCTGGGGCGCTGTAAATCTGCATCATCATCACGTTACAGCAATACGGTGTTGTGTGTTCAGCCATACGCTCAACTGTTTCATAACGTACGTTACAGACTATGCACTCATACTCATACGTTGGCATCATCTAGCCCTACTATTAAACACACGCTCATACAGCCACAGGTGCAGCATTGTAGGGTTTTAACGTTAGGCGGCAGGTTATCGGTGACTATGCGGTCAATCTGATCCGTTATTTTCTTACACTTTCTACACTCAAACCGTATGATATCCATATACTGAGTCTCCTATCAGCGCTAAGTGATGCATAGGGTGCAGGTCTGCACGTGGGATTAGGTAGCTATCGCCTCTTATAAGCTCTGATCTATACTTATCATCTTTGGCTTGCTTTACTGGAAACCAACCCATTACAACATAAACAGGCATACGCCCAATAACTAATATGGCTATGTCGCTGTCGCGGTCTATGCCGCTAATAATGAGGTTGCCATTACGTCTATAAGTGTGTTTAACCTCTACATTATCGGCTATATCAGCTTTATCTTTGTACGTGCCGTTTTGTGGCTCATAATCGGTAATGCCTAAATACTCAGCTGCAGCGGTTTCAGCACCAACGGCATCTATTTGCTTTGTAGCAAACTCAGCAAAAGTACCGCCGTGCCTTTCTTGATCATAATTTTTTTTAGCTGTTACGCCGTCAAACTGTGGCTTGTAGAGCTTTGCCCTGGCTATGCCTGTGTCTATGGCTATGTTGGCCTGCACAACGTCTAAAACTACCTTGTACATTAGCGGCACTCCTTACAAAACCATATAAGGTTTTCTTTTGAGTGGCTTTTTTGATAGCCAAAAGGATCAAGCTGGCTAATCTTGCTGCACCTGTCACAGGTTTCTACTTTGTATTCAGCCACAACCTCGCCGTTTTTTAGTAGTTTGCCTGTCATAGCCTGCACGTTAATAATCTCTGAATAGTCGCTCATAGTTATACCTGTGGTTTCCAGGTGCCGTCACTTGTAAATACGTACCAATAAGGCTCGCATTGAGTGGCTTTGCTCTTTTCAACACAGCTGTAATTACCCCAGGCTTTACCTGTTTTGGCACTCACACCCTCACGCCAAACGCGTGCGCCGTGTTTGCACTCAGGCTTGCCCTCTAGCACCGTGGCCCCTAACGCATCAGCTACGTTTTTAATTGTGGCTCCTATGCCATTTGTAGCCCAAAGGTCATCAGTAATAGGGGCAACATCTTTGGCGCTTAGCGCCTCTACCTTTTCCATATCCTGTTTTGTGCTACGAGCTATGCCGCCAGGTGTGAGCAGGCCTATAACTCTACCGTAACAGCTTGTGATCGCGTTTTCTACCCAAAAGTGCAGATTTACGCCGCGGTCTGATCTAACCTCTAACGCGTAATCTACAGCGCTGGGCTTTTCGTCATCATAATTACGGTAGGCCTCGCCTCGTACCAATATATAACCTTTTGTTATATCTATATCCTCAATATATGCAACTAGTCTCATTGTTGGAAACTCTGAGCGAGCGCGGATAATCCTGGCGTTAACGTCCTCGTAGCCCTCTAGAAAATTAGTCATTTGATTAGCTCCGCATCACGTAGAGCTTTGGCAATATTGCGCCCACGTACAAAGCCCTCACCGTGGCCGTGCTTAAAGCCAATTGAGTAGCCGATTACCATAAACATAAAGCCCATACCGCAAGCGGCAAGGCCTATTAATAAGTCCAAACTGTTCATACTTCGCCCTTTGTTAAGGCCGATTAAGCTACTAACGCGAGTAGCCCTCTCAGCGTGTGTAACAAAAGTATGAGGGTAAGGGCTGACAAAACGCAATAAGACACGCCCTATTTAGCTAAGCGATCCTCTAAAAGCATTTCGTAAATCTTGTCCACGCGGGCCTCAATACGGTCAACACGGCCCCGTAGGTTATGGCCGCCGTTACCGTCAGGCTTTAGCTCAGCCAGGTAGTACTTAACTAAGTGGCGTATAAGCCCAGCTGCTAGCCCCAAAATGGTAAAACTACCTAAAGCTATACCAACTAGCAGCTGAGCCTGTTCCATTACTTAGCCCCTACGCCTAATTGCTTTTCTGAGGGCTGCAAGGCCTTTAGTAGTGGCCCGATTAGGCCAGCAATAAAGGCATTAGCCAATACTTTAGGGTCTGAGATACCCGACATATACAAAGCTGCCACGCTTGCCAAAGCGGCACGCGCGTAAGATTTAGCAGCTGCAATTGCTTGCTCTTTCATTTATTAGCTCCTGTAATGCCCTTAGTTTATTTGTGTAAGTACGCACACGGTATTAGTACCTGATGCGGTTACGCCGTACAGCGCCTCGTGATCTCCTACGGGCAACTCCATTTTATCGCCATTGTCTAGCTTGTAGCCGTTAGTAGTACTTACGTTAGCAGCGCCAATAAACACAACACCGCCGCCTGAGTTGTGCAGCCATACGGTTTGATCAAAGTTTGTGGCTGCAGCTAATACTGTAGCTGTAGTACCTACGCTAACTTGTGTGCTAGTTGGCATTTGTTTGCTCCAATTTTTTAATAAAGGCCGCCACCTTGTCGGGCTTAATAGCTACCTCAAAATGCATCTCATCTTTTCTATTTTTGTAATCGCCGCCCCAGGTTAGGCCGTACTTTTTAGCTAGTGCCTGGATCATAGGCACCTTGCCAGGCTCAAACGTACCAACCTTGCCTAAAGCGTGTTGTGTCGCATTGAGGTCTATAGCTGTACCTGAGCTGTGGTTACTCAGTTTGTCAGTTGTACCGCGCACCATACGAAAACAATAGCCCCAATCATCTAACGCGCCTTGATCAATAGGCTCAATTAATTTATGAAACTCTGCGGCAAAACCGACAAGCAACGGTGCAACCTTTTCGGCACAACGTAGCTTTATAGTGCTGCCAGGTACAGGATAAGACTTTATGCCTATTTCAGCTTGATCCTTTGATGCGGGCCAGCCATTGTAGCTAGTCAGCATTTGCCGCTAGGTTCGGTGTGGATTGTTCCGCTTGCATAGCCTCATAGGTTGATTTCAGCATTGACAATTCGCTGCCGTCGTCGCGTGTAATTATGGCGTGAGTGAATACCTTGCCGAAAGACTCTACTTCTACGAACTTTACATTTTCCATTTTACAACTCCGCACTTAGTTCAAGATAGGCTGATGTCGAATTGTTTGCAATTACTTGACAATATTTACCAACAGAAAAACCAGCACCAACAAAATTGACTTGTGTCATTTTTTGTCCATTTATGTTTGCGTTAAGGCTAGGTGTGTTAATTGAAATAACAGTAACACCGTCATAATAGGCAAGCGTTGATATTGCGACCGATGTTGGAGGAATACGCATTTGCACTGGCATAATTGGATAGGCTGCCATCGCGGTAGAACTTGTTGTTTGTGCATTTGCCATAACTTCATAAATAGTTTGACCGCCCCAACGGACATAGTAACGCTGGCAAGCGGCTAATTCTCCTTGAATTGTTCCGCCGAGTGTGTGAAATAATGTCGCTACTGAACCCACTTCTAATTGCACTCCTGTTACCTCAAAGAAATCAGCAGCCCCAGCGGTACCT